AGGGCTTGCTTGCACGATCTGATCGTGCTAGATCAGATATGAGGAGAAATCCACCATGTATACCCTGAGCATTCCCCCGCTTCCTTCATCTGGTAACGATGTTACGGCATTTATGTCCGCATGGCCGAGTTTCTGGGCACCTGGTGCACAGAAGTTAGGCTTATTACATCGTACTTGCCCGTTCGTAACTTTCTTTAAAGAAAGTACGGGCAAACCAGCGTTAGGTCGCACGTTGTTGATCAAAGGGCAACCGCCCATTGACAATACGTTTGACCCGAAAGAAGCAGCCCTCAAGAACGCTACCCCACTTAACTCTCTTAACGTTGTATCTGCAGTATTGACAGCCGCGGCGGAAGCCGACGCCTCGTCACATACAAAAGACAAACGTGGAGAACATGAGTGCATACACGCAAACTTGCGTGGATATGGGCAGTGTGTTCACGAGGATCCCAAGAACTTGTCTAACCCAGTGACGCGATATCAAATCGGTCCGGGCGGACTTTCTTGGATGGGGCATGAGATACCGTATGCAACACTTGTCATCGAAGGAATGGATATTCCGACGGGACATACTTGCGGGTACGGTTCAGGTGGAAGAAAAGCTGTAAGGTTCTGGAATGGTGCAGTATATGACCAAACCTCGACCCCTGGCTATGAGAACATTGATATCACTGCCCTGGCAGCGCTGTCTTTCAAGACTGGCGACTGGACCGATTGGGGTGATTTCGGTGGGAAACAAGCCAACTTTTCTTCTATAGGTGAGGGCGACGAAGCAACCGAGAAGTCTGTAAGCTTTACGCAAACAGATTACAATGGGGGCTATCTAGTCTATCCTTGGGGGGAGCACTCCTATTATGGCGGTTTTACCCGTCATACTGCTCGAGTTGAAATAGCGTCTGTTTGGCGCTATAATGAGTACTATCTCCGCGTTACGTATAAGACCACGTGGAAGTCGGACTATTTCCGTTACGTTAACGGAACCGGCTCATCCAAATTGGATCGTACGGACAGCGGGGTTGTAACCTCAACAACTTGGGCAATAGGAATCTTTGCTCCTGGTACTAACTGTAGCGTCGACGGGGAATACGATTACCTGTACGAGTCTATGGTTCGGTACGAAGAGGCTCTTGTTAGAGGAGCGTTTAAGCACTGCACGCCACCTTCGGTTTCGTCTGTCGTAAGAGAGACGATCGAGGGCGACATGAAAGTTCTTAGCTCTAATAACATAGAGAACCTAGTTCAGCTTCGGCAAGTGCAAAAGATGCTTCCTGCATTGGATGAGTTAGTTACTCTTTTAAGACTTCGCTCCTATACTTCCAAGTATAGTAAAGCGATACTTTTATTGGAGATACTCTCGTCCTGGTACCTCAAGTGGAGGTATGCGTGGAAGCCAACCCTAAAAGATCTCGAAGAGCTTGGTCCTGAATTGAGTGAAGATCCCGACAACATGTTGGGGTACCATCTCGATCTTATGGCCACAGCTACTAAAAAGGCTAACGCCTTAAAAGAGAAGCTTGAAGGGAAGAGCATTTGCAGAGGCTATACTGTTAGCAACGATTCGATAGCAGGGTATGATATCCAGCTAAAGACTTGTGCTAAGGTGGTCTTCGCACGGGGGCAAACCCCGGGCTTAGCGAACAGCCCGTACTTCTATGGGCTACACCCGGGCCTGGCCCAGGGTTGGGACCTAGTCCCAGGATCGTTCGTAGCTGATTGGTTCTTGGGCATTGGAAATATGCTAGCCGAACTAGATTTCGTTTTATTACGAAACATGTTTAGGTTGCATTATATCCTTGCTTCACACCGTATCAGCAGCGAAGTCTTAAACATGCGGACGTCCCCGATCAGGGGAAAGATGGATGTCATAGACTATCGCAGGTTCGGCATGGCCAACTGGCCAAGCATGGAACCCATCATATCTGAACGAGCCTTCTCCCAGTATAGTACTGCGGGGGCGGCGCTTCTCTTTGCAAACTGGTCAGATCTTGGAATCCTCCTCGATCCTAATTAGTTTAGCAAAAAGTGTTGTAATGACACGACAGGGGTATCGTAACCCTTGGGGACCGCTTTAATGCGGTAAGCATTGGAGCTAACCAAATGACTGTATCTATCAACTCAGGCCTCCCTTCAACGGGACGAACTGCATCGACCTTCGTCACTAATCGTTTCGACTACTCAGCCGTGTTTAGAGTTAAATCTTCTAAACCAGGTGAAGTTGTCCTTACTGACATCAACGCTGATATCGACAGGCCGCTTCTTGCGAAGCTTGGCTGCACAGATGTTGCGAATGTCTATAAGAACTCCGGTATCTCTCCACAGCATCAAGCTGCGAGTACCAGAGGAAAACGACTCTTCTACTCCCTCATCGGGATTACGAAGAAAACTGACGATGCCGACCCCACTTACGATGTTAGATCGCCTATTAAGGCTCAACTAATTATCGAACGCATTGACGATCCCCTCATAACTGAGGCGATGGTTGCTGCATGGGTTGGAGAGGTGCTGGGGTTAACTCAAGACGAGTCAACCGGCCTGCTTATTGATGAGCAAAGTCGTGGTGCCTTAGTCCCTGCTACCATATAGATATTAACTATATATGTTAAAGCAGGGTAACCGGGCTATGATATCAATCATAGTTTTGGTACTAAGCACCCAAATGGTCGCATCCAATGTCACTAAAGGAGTAACTGTGGTAAAGAATACCCAGAATAGACCAGTGACAGCCACAATGGTCGAGGTGACCAGTGGCATTCTCGGCACGACGACGGTCGTCGCCCTGAACATGGATGGAAGGCCATTGACTCTTGGGGACAATACAATTGTTGCCAGGAGTTTAGATGCCTTCGAATTTCTCATATCTGACTTGAATCGCCAACATGATGACACACATCTTTCGGAAAAGGCCGTAGAGCTACTCGTACGAATACGACGATGCCTAGGTTCCCAACGAGAGATATGTGGATTGATGACAGCGATTACTCAGTGCGCGGATCGCAACATTAGCGATGCACGTTGCATCTCCCTTTATAAGGAGACACCAATTCGAGGTGCTGGGGGTCTCTATGTCGAGCTGGTCGATCTATATCGTGCCAAGTTCCTAGATGCTACTGCCGTTTTTCGGCGGGAGACAACAGGGATTTGGAGATTAGATCAGATGCTCGTTATGGATCAAGTCCGTGCGTGGCGCCACTACCGACAGGTATGCGTGTTCCTTACAAAACTCAAATTGACGGCCAACTGGCTGAAAGATGAGATGTTGAGTAAGTACATGAGTAACCTAGAACGTATTCGGCGTGTTGCCTTGGAAGGGTTCGACTCAGATATTCTGGAATCAGTACGGCGTGTTATACACGACTGGCTGCGCTTCCTACGTATCGAAAGTCTTACCCCGAAACATGGTAACGGCAGTGTCTCCGAGGGTCCCCTCACTAGATCTCAGAAGGATAATTCCTTCTTTTCTGATCAGCTACTAGAGTATGTTTTGATAAAGAATACCGGTAATACCCCCTTCAATCAGAAAGAAATCGCACGATTACATCGGGCGACAGTATTTCAAGAAGGGAATCTGCCCGCAACCTTCACAGGTAGCGTGCATGATTGGATGCCTTTAGACGGACATACTTCGACAGTAGCCCCAGAGGGGTCGAGGGTCTCTCGGCTTTGCTTCGTGCCCAAGTCTATAAGTAAGTTACGGACCATATGCGCAGAAAATTCAACTCTTCAGTATTTCCAACAAGGATTGCTGGATTGTTTGAACACTTTCATATCGCATAGTCGGGACCTATATCCTTACTTCGACCCGTACGAGCAGAAGCACAATCAGGAGTTAGCCAAGATAGGATCGGACCAGTATTTCCCCGGATGGGGGTACTCTACGATCGATCTATCTATGGCCTCGGATTCTGTTTCATGGACACTTGTTCGCGCTCTCTTTCGCGGCACTGAGCTCTGGCCGTGGCTGGTTGCCACGCGCTCGACTCATTGTTTGCTCCCCAATGGGGACACCACTGAATTGCCGATTTTCGCTCCTATGGGGTCAGCTGTTTGCTTCCCCGTTCAGAGCATTATCTACGCAGCAGTGGTGGAGAGTGTTATGAGAGAAGTCCTAGCGGACGAGGATAGATATCCTCATGGAAGGGAAACCTTCCCGTTCCGCGCTCGGGTGTATGGTGACGATATCGTTGTACCAGATGTCATCGCTAAAGATGTCATTGGTAGACTTGAACATTTCGGTTTCTTACCGAACATGGACAAGACTTTCATCAACGGGTATTTTCGCGAAAGTTGTGGAAAAGAGTACTTCCACGGGTTCGACACAACACCGATTTATTATCGGTTGTCAGCCTATCGCGACACCATCACACCAGAGGTTTACGTAGCTCTAGTCGACGCTGCCAATAACGCTTTTGCCCGGGGCTTCACAGCCTTAGGCGCAAGGTATCGCACCCACGTTTTGAACATACCCAAGAAACATGTTTCTAAGGTTATTCAGAATGCGGTCCCTGCGTTTACTGACCACGGTGAACGTGGCACGTTATGGTCTGATAATCCGTCCAACCACCGCCTCCCAAGGCGTTGGAACGAGGAGTATCAAAGAGCCGAGATCAGAGTCCTTACAGTCGTTGGTTACGAACCACGATTGCGCTACGACAAAGAGTCTAGCTTGGTTACCGACCACGGGCGTTACCGTCAGTGGTTGATGGAGCATCAGGACATCAATAAGATGCCTGACGACGTATGCGACTGGGCTTTCCAAGCCTACATCAACATGCGTTCCATACCAGCTTGCTTTAAACGCAAGCACATGCCAGATGAAGTGTCAAAGTACGTATCCGGACTCCGACTACGATACAGCAACAAATGGAAGGGCG